ATTTTAGATGATGTAAATGAAACGAGGGTTTGTGTTGTATCGTATATCAATTACACTGTATTAAATACAAGCGAAAACAGGGTAAAAGGTTGGATTTATACAAATGATGCGATTTATTCTTTTGACGGGTCAAGTATTACTGACAATTTTACTTTAACACAAGACATAAACCCATACAAGCCGTTATGCCCTGTGATTGTGTATAAGAACAATGACGAGTGCAAGGGCGATTACGAAGATGTATTAGAATTGCTAAATTCTTATAATCGGTTGCTTTCAAATTCTTTTGATGACATTGAGGGTATTCTAAATGCCGTGTTTGTTATTTACAATGCGACTTTGTCTGATGAAGAGAGCAAGCGGTTGAATAAGACTAGGGTGCTTCAATTGCTTGGGGAAAACGCAAAAGCGGAGTTTTTAAGCAAATCCCTAGATGAAAATTATATCAGTATGATTAGACAATGGATAAGGGAAGATATTTTTACAATTACAAACGTGCCTGATTTTACTGATGAGAAATTCGCAGGCAATCAATCTGGTGTTGCTTTATCCTACAAATTGATTGGCTTCGAGAACCTACGGCAAGAAAAGGCTGGTTATTTTAAGTCTGGGCTACTTGACCGAATAGATGTTCTCCTAAACTTTAAGAACCTCACCGATAAGCCAGTTTGGCTGTTAGAAAAAGATGTGGATATTCAATTCTACGCCAATCTGCCTGCGAACCTAGCAAAGGACAAGGAAATTGCCGAATTGATGGCTATGGGTGCGGTAAGCAAGCAGACAGCTGTTGAAAATATGGATATTGTAAAAGACGCAAAGGAAGAAATGAAACGAATCGAGGCAGAACTTCCCGAGGTTGATTTAGATGAAGAAGAATGAAGCAGAAAAAGACATTGATGAAGTCCGTTCTTTATCTGATAGGACGCAAGAAAAATTAAAAAAGGCTTTCGGCAGGGTTATTGATAATCCAACGGAAGCCAAAGTCAAACGCTATCAAGATTATGAAACAGCTTTATTGTATTTGTATGCTAGGGAATTGTATAAACTTCTTTCTGGACAAATCAATCAATATGTAGATGTCGGAAAGACGCAAGCCGTCCAGCAATTATTGAAAAAAGGCTTTGAAAAGAAAAAACTATCAACAAAAGTGTTTTCGGAACTTAAAAAGGCACAAAAGCAATCAATAAGGGCTTCTGTGCTTAAAATGGTTGCGAGTATCAAGCAAAATAGCCGAAATAACATTTTGGATATGAGAAAAGCCTTTATTCTTCAAAAAAAAAGACTTGCTACGGGATTTATGGACACTTTCTCAAAATATGGCGTAGCATATTTCAATGACGCAAGAGGCGGTAAATGGTCTTTGCCTAGATATACAGATATGTTATCAACGCAAACAGTTATGACAGCCCAACGGGAAGCCTTTTTTGCTACTTCTTTGGAATACGGAAACGATTTAGTAAAGATTATTCACTTGGGAATTAGTCCAGAACAATGTGAATTATGTTTGCCGTTTAACAATAAAGTATTGTCTATATCTGGCGAAACAAAAGGTTATATGACTATCAGCGAGGCGGAGAATTGCGGATTATTTCATATCAATTGCGACCACACTCCAAAGGCTATGGAATTAGCACCTGAAAAGGAAGATGGCGATAATATGATTGCTTTATCAGAGGGCAACGAAAAAGCATTAAAGAAAAATGGCGTTAAATTATCGTCATTTAAGAAGAAAGCATTTATTGAAAAAAGTGCTTGACAGCGTTAAAAAACATTGTTAGAATAATAATCAGCCATAGCTTGGCGTTATAACAGCGAAAGGAAAAAACAATGGAATTAACAGACGAAGAATTACAGAAAAAACTTGATGAAGCCGTTGCAAAGGCTACAAAAGGTTTATTATCACAAGAACAATTTGATGAAGCCCTTAAAAAAAGGCTATCCGAAAAGGAAGCAAAACACAAAGCAGAGTTAGAGGAAGCCCAAAAGACAGCGAGTATGACAGCCGAAGAAAAGCAAAAACACGCTTTTGAGGAACTTGCGAAAGAACGGGACGAATTAAAGGGTTTGCTAGCCAAGAAAGAACATATTGAAAACTTGACTAAACTGATGACCGAAAAGAAAGTTGGCTCTGAATTTTTACCGATGTTTTCTAACATTTCCGACTTAAAAGAGGCTAGTGAAATGATGGACAAGTTTAATGAAGCCTTTGACGCAAAAATCAAGGCGGAAAAGGAGTCTTTAATCAATCCACATACGCCAAACATACAAATTTCAAACAATGCCCAGAATGACGCCGAAATTGACCGAATTATGGGTATTAAAACAACAAATAAATAGGAGAAAAGAAAATGAGCAACTCTATTGCTTTAATTACAAAATATCTTGACCGACTGGACACGGTCTATAAACAAAATGCCCGTTCTGCTATCTTGGAAGCCGATTCGTCTTTGGTTCAAGAAACCAATGAAGCGAATGTCGTAAAGATTGCTAAAATCTCAATGGACGGCTTGGGTGATTATTCTCGTTCCTCTGGATATGCACAAGGTGATGTAGTTCTTGCTTGGGAAACACATACTTTTAGCAATGACCGTGGTCGTATGTTCAAAGTTGACCGTATGGACAATGTTGAAACTGCTGGAAAGGCTTTTGGTCGTTTGGCTGGCGAATTTATCCGCACGAAAGTTGTCCCTGAGATTGACGCATATCGGTTTGCTAAAATTGCTGGAACTTCGAGCATTGAGGGAACGACAGGCACTTTAACAAATTCTACAACGAAAGCAGCGATTGAAACAGCTATTGTGACTTTGGCTGAAAACGAAGTTGATGAAGGCTCTATGGCTATATTTGTAAGCCCGACAGTAAAAGGTTATTTGGAACACGAATTACAACGGACTTTGCCGTCTGGTGAAACTGCTTATGGGCAAGTTATCAATTACTTCAATGGTATTCCTATGATTACCGTTCCGCAAACACGTTTTTACAGCAAGATTGATTTGTTAGATGGTAAAACATCTGGACAAACTGATGGCGGATATGCTAAACACACCGCTTCTTCTTCTGGCGACCCTGCTGGAACAGACATCAACTTTATTTTGATGGATGTAGGTGCTGCTTTTGCTATTACCAAAAACCGTGTAAGCAAGATTGTGACTCCCGAAGAAAACCAAAACGAAGATGGCTGGCGGTTTTTCTTCCGTGTCTATCACGACTTGTTTGTGTATGAAAACAAAGTCAAAGGCATTTACGTTCATAAAAAAGCGTAATTACTGAAAGGATAAACAATGTCAAAGCGTATGCAAAATGGCGGTGTTGTTAAAATGGTTGAAGATGCTGATGTTGAATTTCACAAGCAATCTGGCTGGGTGTTATTAGGCACAGAACCGCAACCGAAACAAGAAGCCGTAGAACCTGTTTCTGAAAAGGTTGTTTCTTTGAAAAGCCGTAAGAAAAAAGGTTAAATGCTGTAAAGCGTTGAAATATCCACAAATGGCAAGTCCCACTGTTCTTTAACGGTGGGGTTTGTTTGATATAAGGAAATACCTTTTACAGAACAAATATAATCTTTACAAAGTTTATTTGAAAAACTTGTAGCAACGCCTTTGTTTACAATGCCGTCGTAATGGACAAAAGGTTTATCATCTTCAATATGGTCTATCCCGATTAAATAACCACGCTTAAAACCCATTTTCTGGGCTATATAAACGGCTGATGAAGAAGTATAGCATACAAACATAATGTCTTTATCTTCTTTTGGAACATTTGTAAAATAATATCCTGTTCTAGGGGATATGAATTTGGTAAGTGGTGCTAAAACAGGCTTTGGTGTTTCATCACGGGCAATAACAATATCAACGGGTATATCTGGAACGGGATAATTGATACAGATAACAAAAAAGCGATTGAAATCCACTTTATCCCATTTTACCTTATTTACAAAGGGGCTTCTACCGATTATAAGACAATCTTTCATATTCTCTGTAATACTCATAATTTTCGCAATCATACTTCCACGGTTTATGTCTGCCTGTATAATGAAGAATTGAAGCGTGTTCTTTATCATAATAGGCTTTTGATTGGTCTAAATAATTCCTAGATGGTGTATTCCACTTTGCTGGGATTAGTTTTTTCTTAAAAGCAAGATTGATTATATCTTGGTCGCCTAAAAATGTTCTTGCTTTATCTTTTACAGCATAAATCCTTTGTTTGTAATTGTTTTTGCGTAGGTTTTTAAGGTTCATAACCATAACACCCGTATTGATGTAATCGTCCATCAATCTAACCGCTGAAACAGGGTCACGAACGCCAGCAATTTCTTCTGGATTGTATTTCCATAACTTTTTAATATCATCACGGACAATTAAATCACAATCAAGATATATAACTTTATCAATATGGAGAATATCTGGTAAAAACATTCTGTAAAAGGTTGCTTGTGTTATATGTAGGCTTTCAACCTTAAAATCCTTTGTGTTTGGTGGTGGATAAAAGGAAATCAAATCGTCAGACTCGTATCCGTCAATACCGATAATATGGAAATGGCATTTTTCCTTTGTATTATGAAGTATTGAAGCAATCGTGATTTCACAATGTTCAATATACTGTTCATCAATGTTAAATGCAATATGTATCATTGTATAGTATGCTTTAATTCAAGTTCTTCTCCGTTTACAATAACTTTATCTTCGTCGTGATGTTTCCTGTAAAGGGCTTCTGTAATGCTTTGGAATATAAGAGCCGTCAATTCATCATTTGAAATATCTTCGTATTTAGCACCAATTAAAGTCATATCTGGTTTATTGCCGATTTTAATTGAAACGAAACTAAAATCATCTGGTGTTGTCCCCTCTGGAACAGATTGACCTTTTAAGAACGGAACTTTTTTCATTGGTAAAATTTCAAGTTTAATGTTTTTTTTCATTTTGAACCTCCGAAAATGATTATATAACAAAATAATTTTTCTTGCAATAGAAAAAATAAATGTTTATAATTGATTTGGGAGAAGAAAAAATGGCAAAACTTAAAAAAGGAAATGTTATTATTGTTGTTGAAGAAAGACTTGTCCCGAAGTATCTGGCACAGGGCTGGTATTTAATAAAGGAGTAAATATGGCATACGCTACTATTGAAGAAGCAAACGATTATTATTTTGGTGTATATGGCTCTAAATGGAATTGTTTATCCGAGTCTGATAAGGAAACATTATTAGAAAACGCAACAAAAGACATTGACACTTATGATTATTCTGGCAGAAAAAAAGATGAGGAACAAGAAAATGAATTTCCCCGTATTTTTTGTGATGGAACAGAGTCTGATGAAAGATTAGTAAAAAAAGCTTGTATTTTACAGGCTATGTATATTTACGACAACGGCGGAAGCACTGTATCGTCAAGTGATATTAAATCTTTCAAACTGGGTGATGTAGACGTCAATCTTGGAAACGATATGTCTGCAAACGCAACAGCAACACCTATTGACAATATACTGGCGAGATATATGAGAGGGAATAGTGCTAGGATTTTGCTATGAGTATGAAAGTCGTTAAAAGGGATATATCTTTAAGGGAATTGATAGATTTCAATAAGGCTCTATCAAAAAAATATATTACTTACGGCGTTCATAAGGATAAGGGGTCTGTAATGCGTGGCAAAGTAAATGAAGCCGAAATTGCTTCGTTTATTGAGTTCGGTACAAGACTTATTCCAGCAAGACCAGCGATTCGCACTTATTTGGTATCGCCAAAAAAAAGACGAGAATTATTGAATAAAGAAACAGAAATTATGGGTTATTCAATAAAGAGAAAATCAGCAAAATTATTTTGGAATAATCTAGCGAAATTTGTTCAAAAACACATTAAGGAAAGAATTTTATCGGGATTAAAGCCGTCAAACGCACCGTCAACAATAGCGAAAAAGGGATTTGATTTGCCTTGGGTTGATACTGGACAATTAGTATTTGAAGATATGGAAGCGAGGGTAAATGAACATAAATGACATTATTTTGAAAAGCCGTCATTACGAAAGGGTTGAAATATACAGATATACCATAAGTATAGATGAAAGAGGCAGGGAAGTAAAAGCATTATCAAAGATTGGTTCTGTTATTGCTTCAATACAGCCTAACAGTTCTTATTCAACAGTGAAAGGCAGGGAATTAGAAAACACACACGCTGGTGAAAAAATACAAGAAGGTTGGCTGATGTATTCTCCTATTACAGACATAAAAAACACCGATTTGGTAAAGGTCGGGGATTTGTTTTATGAAGTTCGGAACATTGAAGAACGGAAAATGAAACAAACAGTATTAGCAAACGGGAACATATTGGATTTATCTCATATTAAATCATATTTGTCTAGGAGTGATAATCAATGAAAAAAGAAATATATGATTACATTTATCCTTTAATGACTACTGAATACCCAGAATTTATTGGAAAGATATTTTGGGCTAATACTCGTCTAAATGAGCCAAAAAAGGCTTATTTAATGATGTCTGTTATAAATGATGATGAAATACACAGAACAAGTGAAATTGATGGTTTAATCAAAGAATATAGAAGTGCTACAGTTACATTTAGGATTTGTTTGGATAGTCAAGATTTTGAAAACGATGATGATATTGATGAAATGATTGCTTATTTACGAGAATTGTTATCTTCGGAAGACGCTGTTGATTATTTTCAATCTAAAAAGATGTCAAATCGGTGGGAAAACATATCGTCAACTAGGGATATGACACAACCTGTTGATGGTGGATATATTTACATAAGGGAGTTCGATATTCCTTTTGAATATATGACGACATTTGAGCATAATGTAAAAGTGTCAAAAGGTGTCAAAGTAAATGTTTTTGCTGACAAGGTGGTAGAAATAGATTTTTCTATTGACACGCCCACCGAAAACAGTTAAAATGTTATTGTTTAATTAAACAAAGGAGTTTTATAAATGCAAAGTTCAAAACTTATTACATTCGGAATTTCCTTACCGTATGCGACAGATTTGGGGGTTTTCTTCTCATCTTGTGCTTACATTGGGGATTTCACTTCCGCTGATTTAGTCAGTGGTGCTACAATTCCTGCTTCTGGGTATTTTACTTTTGGAAGCACGGAAGAAGTCGCAAGTAAATTCTTGACTACGACTCAATACTATAAAGATTTGGTTGCTATTTTTACACAAAATGGGAATACAGTTCCAAATCAAGGTAGAGTACAAAGAGTGATTTGCTTCCAGAAAACGGCTTCACATTCTACTTGGGGTGACGCATTTACAGCATTACATACTGCAAACGGTAATTGGTCGCAATTATGTATTTCTTCAAGAGATAAGACAGCTATTACATCTGTTGCTAGTGCTGTTGAGGCTGTAACAGGTGGTCGGTTGTTTGAAGCACAAACTTCTGACGCAGATGTAGCAACCAATGGTTCTGGCAATCTTGCTTTAACATTAAAAACGGCAGGATATTCTAATACAAAATTGACATATACAAGCACATCAACAGATAGTATTTCGCCTGCTATTATGGCTATTCAAGCAAGCGAAAAACTTGGGTCTAATGGTGATTTGTATTCAAAGATTTCTGGACAAACGGCTCGTGAATATACGACATCAGAAGAAAGTGCTTTAGATGATAACAATGTTTCTTACTACACAACAGTAAATCCTGTTTCTGGTGGTTCTGTTTCTGCGTATGCTACAAACATTTACTATGGTGGTAAAATGATAAATGGTGAAGACGCAAAACGCCGTCGTATTCGGTTTTATATTGAGTATATGATGAAAGCGGTATCTTTAGACTTCTTGGCAAAGAAACTTACATATCAAGATAGTTCTGGTGCGGTATTAGAAAGTATGTTATCTTCACTTTTGATTGAGTGTCAAAACAATGATATGATTGTTCAAGACTCGGAAGAAACAGCAGGATTTTATCTGAATGTTTTGAGTATGGCTGAAACACGCAAGAATTATGTTTCGTTGTATAATAATCAAACATACAAAGTTGTTGGTTGGTATATTGACGCATTAACTGGTCGTAAGGTTGATATTTCTTTGAGTGTCGACCCGACAGACGCAGAAAAAGCACTTATTCAATAAGGAGAGAACAATGTATAATACAAAAAAGATTTTAATTACAATCAACGGTGTACCTGTTCAATTACTTGGTTCAGATACACCGCAAGTTGCTCCGTCTGGAGAATATCACGAGGTCAAAACTGGTGTAAATGGTGATAAACACTTTTATGCTCACAACGATGTTCACGATATTCTTACGTTGGTTCTGAAATATGACAGCCCGAACATTGAATTGTTAAATGCTTTGGCAAAGAACCATACGGAAGTATCTGCTTCTTATAAAGACCAAAATACAGGTGTTGTCTATAATTCTGCGAAAGCAGGTGTTCGGGTTGTTGGAACATCAAAAGCAGATGAAGACCAAACATTTGAAATTGACTTCTTATAAGAGGTGAAAATGAATAAAGTAAGTTATGGTGGACATACTTACGAGCAAGTTGGGTTGGATTTTAATGACCTGCTTACTTTCGGGAATATCATCACTCCGAGGTTGGCAGGTCTAGCCAGCACAGCAGGTGCTATTGTAAGTGATAAAGCGATTGTGTCTAGTGAGGTTTATTCATTTTACCAAACAGTTGAACGGATTTTTTCCCCAGAAGAGTGGGAAATTTTAATCAGGCTGTTTGTCTTAAATGAAAGAAACTTACTTATCATTGACGGAGAAGCAAAAACAACAGAAGAAATTGAAGAACACTTCAAAGGCGATTTGTTTAGATTGTATTATGTTGCTGTGAGGTTGGCAGTATGCAATATGGGGGAATCGCAGACTTTTATGAGCAGTTTGGAGGGATATGTCAAAAATATAGCAGAGTCTTTGACAAAGCTCGTAAAAGGGAAAATGGAGACGGTGGAAAAATCCCTCAAAGAAGCAGGAAGCAAATCTTCCGTGAAGTAAAAGAGGCTATTGTCAATTTTACTTTGTTCTTCAATAAAAACGGTCTTCATTACGATACAGATACCGTAAGGGAGATGAATGGCGAGGAAGCATTGATATTCTTTGAAAGTTTATTAAATGCGAACGAAGCCGAAAAGAAAGAAATGGAAAAGATAAATGGCACTCATAGATGAATTAGTCCAAAAGATAACAATAAAGGCTGACGCAAAGGCTCTTAATATTGTTCAAAAAAAAGAACAGAAACTTATTGCGACAACCGAAACTCTTGGGAAAGCATTTAGGAGTGCCTTTCGTTGGCTTGGTGGCGGTTTATTAGCAAAAAGTATTGTTGACGCAAATATCACAATGGACGGATTGACCCGTTCATTTGAAGCATTAGCAGGCGGTGCGGAAGCAGGTGCGGAACAAATAAAATATCTGCGAAAAGAAGCGAATCGCTTGGGTCAAGATTTTGTTTCAATATCAGGTGCTTATAAAAACTTTTTTGCGGTCGGTAAAGGTGCTGGTATGCAGACATCGGAAACGCAGAATATATTTACAGCGATATTGGAAGCGTCAACGGTGTTAGGCTCATCAGCACAAAGCACAGAGGGTGCTTTATTGGCAGTAGAACAGATGATTTCAAAAGGCAAAGTGTCTATGGAAGAACTGCGTAGGCAGTTAGGTAATGCTTTGCCTGGTGCTTTCCAGATTGCTTCAAAGGCTATGGGTGTCACGACAGCAGAATTAGAAAAATTGATTTCAAAAGGTTTAGATAGCCAAGATTTTGTTAAGAAGTTTGCCGAAGAATTAAAGAAAAATTACAGCGGTGATAAACTTATTGGACCAGTAAAATCTTTACGGGCTGAATTTGCTAGGCTTAAAAATGCTTGGTTTGATTTAAGAGTTGGATTTTTAGAGGGTGATACGGGAAAAGCATTTGCTGAATTGATTAGGGAAATAACAAAACTTATTACTTCTGATGGATTTAGAACGTTTATAAAGACAATTTCTGTATTCTTGGGAATAATTATAAAAAACATAAAATTGATTGTTTCTACATTTATTTTATCAAAGTTTTTGAAATTTATTATGGGTGTTAAAACATTAGGAAGAGCTATTAGGTTGTTATCTAAAACAGGCGGAATTACTAAAATGGCAAGAGCTTTATCTGGTATGGCAAAGGCTGGTTGGCTTGCTTTGATACCTTATGCTAAACTTGCTTTGATTTTAATTGCTCTACACGATTTAATTGTTGCGTTATTTGATAAAGATTTACACGAAAGATTGGCTGATTTTCTAGAAAAACATAAATGGCTTCAATTTCTTGTTCCGAGTTATCCTATTGGAAAAGCAGTCGCAGGCGTTCAAAATGCGTTAGAACAACAATCAAAGAAAATTGAAAATTCTGGTCTTACTTGGTCTATTGACCCTTTCACTGGAAATCCAACTCTTGTTCCTGATAAAAATAAAGAAGTAAAACAGCAACAAATTCCTGAAATTACTATAAATCAGACAATTTTAAACGGTGAAAATCCAGATGCCATAGGTGAAAAGACAAGTGACGCAATAAAAACTTTGTTTTTAAGATATAACCAAGGGGGTGTAAAATAATGTATGCTTATATCATTCTTCCGTATATCAAAGTAAAAAACAGACAAAGAGACCAAGCAAAAGAGGGTTTTAGCGTTGGTTCTTTAATGACATCAGCAAAGAACTTGAATTTTACAGGAAAAGACGGAGTTTTTAGTCAGATTTCAAAAGGCGTTGGAGAATTAAACGATATAAATTCAAAGTTTAGTGTTATTGCTATGACACAACTTGCTAAAGATGGAAATATAAGTAATACGGAAGCATTAAATTACTTCTGCACAGGCTTCGCAAATCAATTACAAGCAACGGCTATATCTATGGGTTATCAAACAGTTGACGCTTGTATAGAGGCACTTAAAAATGGCTCTATCAATGGAACGCAATTTTTATCAAATATCGGTAAATATACTGCTTTATTGTCTAGACAAGAAGATGTTTCAAATATAAATAGGGAACAAATAATTATAATTGATAGTGTTTTAAGTGAACAGGCTGGGGATAGACAGATTGAAACATCAGAACGGCGTGTAGAAAATGGGCAAACATTAAATGAGTTTTTACACAATATGCCTGAAACATTTACATTAAATTGTGCTTTCTATGAGGGTGAAAATTACACTTGGTCTGATTTCAAGAGTTATATGGATTATTTGATAGAGAAAAAGACAGAAGTTACATTACAATTAGGTGATGATGCTTATAATCATTTAGTTATAACACAATTTACACCGAATCGTGATACGCCAACAACAGCAAGAACATATGATTTAGGATTTAAGAAATTAGGGGTTGGTTCTGTAAGTACTGTCATTATTGAAAATCAATATCTAAATAAAAAACAGAACGAAACACCGATTGTTGATAATCCTGTTGACGAGCAAAGAAAAGAAATTACAGAAGATACAAAATACTTGTCTCCTAAAATAACAGAAGCATTAACGGAAGCATATTTGAATGTGAGGAAATAATATGTATTTTTATTTACCAGATTTAAGCGAAAATGGATTTATTGAAACAAACTGCAGAATTAAAGGACAGCAGTACTACTTCGTATTTAGGTGGAATACATATTGTGATTGTGCTTTTTTAAGGATATTGAACTCACAGCGTGAATGTATAGTTGAAGACATTGCTTGTGTTGTCGGTTTAACGATTCGTATTGACGAAAGAATACTTCCTGTGTTAAAATTAAAAGGTGGAAATTATCCACCATTGAAAGAAACATTTAAGGATTATTACATAGAATGGGAAGAATAGAAAAACAGAATATAAAACAGACAGAGACGATATTTAATTTTAGATGTCGTCTTGATGTACATTATGGTGTTCAAGAAACCATAAGAGAAGATAAAGAAAATATGATGTCTGTTATAGAAAACTCTGACATTGCTTTAAGAATATCCGATTCGGTTGATGACAGACAAAGTGGTCTTGATATGGATTTTGAAATTGATAAATCTGTAGGGAGTGAACCGAAGAAAAGCAAGATAACTATTTGGAATGTATCGCCTACAACATATAAGAGGCTTGAAAACGGAACTAAACTTGATTTTTATGGTGCTTATGGTAAAGAAAACTATGCTTTAATTAGTACTGGAACATTAGAGGGTAAATCACAAGAAGAAAATAAGATTGTTTCTACGACAAATAAAGGGTTTTTATGGAAAGATAAACAGGCAGGTGGGCAATCAGATATACCGACAACTATTGAATTTTACGATTCTGGTTTAGTTTTATCAGAAGCAATTATAAGCAAGTCATATAAAGGCGTTATTGATTTTAGTGTCGTAGTAAAAGATATATTAGGAATTTTCGGTATTCCTGTTGGTAGATTTGAAATACAGCAATCTTTTGCATTAAAAGATTATGTTGCCCGTGGTAGGATTTGCGATATTTTCAATGAAATCTTTGGAAGATTTAATGCACATTGGGATTTAACAAATGGGTTTTTTAATTGCTATTTTGATGAGAAAAGCGAAGATTTGTTTGGTATAATCTTAAACAGTGATAATTCAAACAGACCTATAGCACAAGAAAATGGATATAAAATAGAAACAAAACTGCTTCCGTTCTTAAATCCTGACACTTATTGTAAATTAAACTTTACAAATCTTTCTGGTGTGTATAAAATAGTAAGGGTAAAACATACAGGTAACAATTACGGAACACAAGGAAAAACGGAGATTTGGTGTGAATAACATAATCGCAGAAGTTTTTAGAAAAATAAGGGATAGTGTGAATTGTCAACTTCCCTGTAAAATAACAGCCGTCAATTCTGATGGTACTGTTGATGTGTTAGTGTTTAGGAATGATAATATACCAGATTGTGTGTTTCCTAGTGTTCCTGTAAGGCATATTGAAACAAGCAAGGCTTATGTGTTTTTAGGACTTTCTGTTGGCGACAGG